CTAACTGGGTTAACAAGAGGTGCAAATGGTACAACGGCTGCATCTCATTCATCAGGTGCAACAGTTACTGATGCATCAAACTTTTTTGCATGGAACGCTGCAGCATCAGGAGATATTGTTACAGCGCCAGGACTTTGGTCACTAGATAATTTTGGTAATAAATTAATTGCAACCATTAATGGCGGTGAAAGTTTTGAATGGGACTCAAACCCTATCGGTGCCAATAGCACAAGAGCAACTATTATAACTAGTGCACCAACTGCATCTGCATTTACTTTAGTATCTACACCAGATAGACACTTAATATTTTTTGGAACAGAAACAACAATTGGAACAAAATCTACACAAGATCCAATGTTTGTAAGGTTCTCCTCTCAAGAAGATATTAATACTTACGCACCAAGTGCAACAAACACTGCAGGCACACAAAGACTTGCAGATGGATCTAAGATTGTTGGAGCAATCAGAGGTCGTGATGCAATCTACGTTTGGACTGATACAGCATTATTTACTATGAGATTTGTTGGTCCACCATTTACATTCTCATTCCAACAGGTTGGTACAAACTGTGGATTGATTGGACAGAACGCAGCTGTTGAGGTTGATGGTACTGCATATTGGATGTCAGAAAATGGTTTCTTTAGATACACAGGTAGACTAGAATCATTACCGTGTTTAGTTGAGGATCATGTTTTTGATGATATTAATACAATACCAAAACAACATATCAATGCAGGTTTAAATAACTTGTTTGGTGAAGTTGTTTGGTTTTATCCAAACTCTGGATCGGGAACTGTAAACAGAATGGTAACTTACAATTATCTAGACTCAAGTGCCGAGCGACCAGTATGGACTACAGGCACGTTAGCTCGAACAGCATGGCAAGACTCTGCTGTATTTGGTAAACCACATGCAACAGAATATGACACAAGTGCAGAAACAGCTGACACAGATGTAAACTATGTTCACGGTAACACTGATGGTGCAACAACATATTACGAACATGAAACAGGATTAAACCAAGTTAAGTTAGGTCAAACAACAGCAATTGCTGCTAATATAGAATCTGGTAATTTTGATATTGGTGCTCAAGGTTTAAATGGTGATGGTGAGTTTATGATGAAAATAAGAAGAGTAATACCAGATTTTCTTGCACAAACAGGTGATGCAAGAGTTACATTAAATTTAAGAGATTTTCCAAATGACACTGCAGCTAGTTCTACATTAGGTCCATTTACAATAACAAGTGGTACACAAAAAATAGACACACGTGCTAGAGCTAGAGAAATATCATTAAAAGTAGAAAATACTAGCACTAGTCAGTTTTGGAAACTAGGAACATTTAGAATAGACTACCAACCAGACGGGAGAAGATAATGGCAAAGATAGTGCAATCGTTAACACAGCCACCAAAAGAATACGATCAAATAACATTTTTATCTTTAGTTAGAGATCTAAATGGTTTAATAGAAAAATTAAATACAACTTTTCAAGAGGAGAAAACAGAAGACAATGATGCAGTTGTTTTCTTTTTAGGATCATAATGGCTAACGTATTTGTAAATAAAAAAGTAGATTTAACATCTGATGCAACCACAACTTTGTATACGGTGCCATCAGCTACAACAGCTATTATAAAATCAATACTAGTATCAGATGATTCTGGTAGTGGTAGTAGTATTACGGTAACAATAACTAATACAAGCGATGCTATATTTAGCATAGCTTATCAAAGAGATGTGCCAGCAGATCAACAATCAGGGCCTTTAGATCTTTTAAGCAATCCTTTGATAGCTGAAACAGGAGAGATAGTAAAAGTGACAGCGGGTAATGCAAATAGGCTTCATGTAATCCTATCTGCCATGGAAGTAACGCCTAGAACAGTTACAACATAATCTTGATTTATTAGTAAAAAGCTAGTAGATTGAAGAATTCAGGTGAAAATCCTGCCTTTACAATAATTAATAATTAACACATATATGATAAATAGATCTAAGATGCCGAGACAATTACGTGCCCAAGGAGGCATAACAAATGTAACCCCTAGAGAAGGATTTTTTTTAGGTGGCATAAAAAAACGAATTAGAAAATTAATACCTAACGAGATTGCAGATATTGCAGTTAAAGCTGCACCGTTCGTTGCACCGTTTCAACCAGGTATAGCTGCAGCCATGAGAGGTATAGGTAGATTTGATCAACGAGGTAGTATTAGTGATGCACTTAAACAGGGTGCATTAACCTTTGGATTTGGTAAAGGTGTGGGAGCGCTAGGTGGTGCTCAAAGTGACAGTCTTTTTGGTGGTCAAACATTTACCAAAGAAGGATTTAAAGAAGGACCAATAGGTAGATTATTTCAAAGACCTTTAACAGAAGGTAATCCAAATTTTACTGGTGGGGATGCTAATAAAGGTAAGTTACTTGGAACAAGTTCAACACCTGCAACTACAGAAAAAGGTGTGGGATTTATAAAAGATGCAGCTAAGTATATAGATAATCTTCCTATAATAAAAGATTTACCACCTTTAGTTCAACAACAAATAATAGTAGGTGGAGTAACAGGAGCTGCAACCTATGTTTATGAGAAATTTTTAGCTGAAGAGCCACCACAAGAAGAGGGTGAAACTTATGAACAATATATGGCAAGAAGAAAAGAAAATGTTGGTAGAAAAATGAAAGGGTATTTTGATAATTACTTTAAGTTTGACAAAGATTATTCGTCCATGACTGATGAACAAAAACAAGCATTTATTGATAGAGTCAATGTTAAAGATGGTGGTCGTATAGGTTATCAGACTGGTGGTGTTACTATGGGTAGTACATTACAACAAAACATAGCAAGTAACAGGCAACAAGCGGCAGGGATCCAGGCTATGTTAAATGCAGCAAGAGCAAAAGCAGGTCTTCCAACTGTACAAGCTCCACAACAAACAGCTCCATTAGGAATTAGTTCATTACCTACACCAACACAAACAACAGGTCCAATAAAATCTATACCAGCTCCACAGCCAACATTACCTGTAGAACCTCGAACAGATCAAGATTTAATAGAGGGCTTTGCAAAATTTAAAAAACAAAATCCTAACGCAATGTCTGGTACAGGAATGGCAGCATTGGTTCAAGGAGTATTGCCTGGGGGTGCACCTATTACATTTAGTGGTAGTACAGAATCAAATGCTTTTAACAAGTATTTAGAATCTTTAGGTTTGTCTCGTGCAAATATAGTTAAACCAAGAGAAAACATAGAGTCTTCATTAAAGTTAGCACCTAGCATGCAACAAATAAGTTCTGCAATGTTATCAGGTGGTAACACAATGCCTGGAATGAAAGGCCCTGAAGATCAATCTTACCAACCCGGTATAGGAGGAGAGTCTTTGGATAAATTTGGTAATCCAGTAGACCCACTATTGGGTTCGATGGATTTACCGATAGCAGATTTTGGAGATGTAACTAAGTTTGGTGTACAAAAAGGTTCAGGTAAATTTACTGATCTAAAAAGAACAAGAGATCCTTCTATGGATCCAAATTTTATGAATCTATCTCCACAAGAACAGGATAAAAGATTTGAAGAACATGTAAAAAGCATGGAAGCATTTGATAAAAGATTTGGTAGTTTTGCAGATGGCAGAACGATAGACCCTGCTGCAGGTAGATCATCATATCGTGATATATTAAACGTCATTCAAAACGATTATCCAGAGGCATTTAAGCAACTTAAAGGTGATGAAACATTAGCTGAATTAGATAATTTAAGTCTTAAATTAGGTGGATATGATACATTTGATTTAAGTAAGACCTCAAAAAACCCTAGAGATGAATTTGGTAATTTAGTAGGCATGTCCATAGGAGGCAGAGTAGGATTTTCAAAAGGTTCTGATATTAAAATAAAATTAAAACAAATAGGTTACGAAGATACTCTTTTAGATACAATGACTTTAAAAGAACTTATAGACCTTCTTGATAGTGAAGAGGGAACGTTTACAGATCAAGGGACATATAGAGAACCAGCAAAAAAAGGTGGTATGCCAACAGGTATTATGAAGACTAATAAAGCAGGTGTTATGGAACGAGACTACAGAGACAAAGGTGGTTTTGTGCCTGTAGGTATTAAAGAAAAAGCAGATGATGTACCAGCTATGTTATCTAAAAACGAATTTGTAATGACAGCTAACGCGGTTCGAGGAGC